TGAGGAATATTTTCTGGGAATGATAACATAGTTTTTATTTTATTATATTTTGATATGCTGATTCTCCGTAAAGCTCTATTGCTTTTTTGTTGTATGCAAGGGCTGCTTCATCTTGAGTATAGAAATATCCCAGGTGGTATCTTTTTCTTTTTTCTCCGTCTTTTTTATGGATATACGCCATCCATGGTTTTTTTAATCCGTATTTTCTCCAGGTTGCGAGGCAAACACCTTTATATATTGAGGATGTTTTTCTTCTAATTTTTTTTGCAAATTGTCGCTTCCCTGAAATTTCAACTTTTACTAAATTTGATTTTTGACAATTCAAATAGTCGCCGTCCTTGGGATTAAACATCGCCCATGAAAAAAGATTGTGAAATAAAAATCTTGTGATAGGGATATTATATGTCACTCCATTTGCGGCCTTAAAGCAAGCGACAGGATACTGCATCCACCAAGCTCTTGTTGATGGTTTATTAGGATCATGTCTCCATGACCAATTAAATCTTGACAAGACTGGATAATCTTCGTCATCCACTATCGCGAATTTTCCTTGCCCGACAGGTATTTGTTTCATTTTAGTATTTGTTTTTAGTCGTCCCCCAATTATGCTTCGAATAGACGATCTCGCCTGGCTCTATTTTTTTGCCATTGTGATTTTCTGGCCAGAACATAGAGGCGGGCAAGACGGTTATTCCAATTTTATCGACGAATGAATTGATCACTTCAGTTAGCATTTTCCCTCCGATTGTTTTCCATGGCGGATCAAACTTTTCGGCTCTACTCATTTGCTTGATATATTCTCGTAGTACCGGGTGTCCTGGTTCAGCTCCAATGATCGCATTGTTGATTCTGCCCGGGTGTCCTGGCGTCTCGTGATCGTACACTGCAAAGAATGAATCCTCTAAAAAAGGAGCTTCCTCGATTGATCGCAAACACTCCAGGTCAGCGTCGACATATATTCCCCCTATGTCCTCGAGTATTTCTATTCTGGCCACGTCCGCAGCTCCGCAGTACAATCCTTTCGCCATGAAATAATCAAATAGCTTTTGGTTCTTCAGTGGGAGAAGGTCCTCGATATGCCAGACCTGAATATCAAACGTTGGATTTTTGTCTCTCCATGTTTGCATCCATTCTTTCGGCTCTCTTTTAGGCCCTAGCCAAATTTGGTGAATAATTCTTGGTATCATAATGTTTCGTCTTTTTCTTTTCTATCTCTCCACCCATCGATATGGCCCTGGTGTCGTCCGACTACGAATCCAAACATAAAGGAAAAGTAGGAAACTATTAAAAAAACTATTATTTCAAAAATCATATATCTAAAATTATTTTTTTCTCTAGGCTGACCGCGATCTCGTATTCCTTTCTTGCTCCCTCGCTATCTTTCCAATTTTTCATCATAACAATCACGTCGCAGCGTTTCATTATTTCAATATCTCCCTTCAGCCAAACGTTCTCGACACATAGACCGTCAAATAGAGCTGTGTTTTTGTGCGGGCAAATTACTGCGTATCCTTTTTGCCAATACTTGATCGCTACTTTTTCAGCTCTCCTGATATTTTCGACTGTATCGTGAATTGTTCTGCCCCGGTATGGCCCGGCGATGTAAGCTACTTTCATTTTATTCAAGACCATTTAATAATAACACTGCGTAAAAAAATGATTCTTCGACCATCGCCTCGTTTGTCACGACTGCAGGTTGAAATTTTACCTCTCCTTCAAGGACGTAATGCTCTGCGATTGCGTCATTGAGCATTCTTTCAAAGATTTTTTCATCATGAGCTTTTAGTATTTTCATTTCAGTTGTTGTCTATAAATTTATATGCTTTCCTGCCTCCACTAAGAGCGTTGCCGACCAAGCTTTCCAATTCCGAGCGGTGATCAACTAAGCTCGGCATCGGGAAGTATACTCTCATTCCTTTCATATTTATGAATCGCGATATCCTTTCGTCGTCCTGCTGGTTATTTAATGTTTCAAAATATTCGAGCATTTCGTCAATTAAAACCGTAGGCATACAAATTGCTACTCCCCACCTTGGGCGATTCGACATAACGTAACCGTCTTTTAGTCCTTGCTCGGCTTCTTGCTTCAGGGCGACCCTGGTCCCGTAGTAAAAATTGTACACTGTTGTGTTGTAAAATTCCGGGACGTAGTCAAAGGCGTTCTTCTTTCCGTCGGTATATTTGAGCATGTCGTGAAAAGATTTATTGATCGCTTCGATTGCCTTCTCTCTAAAATTCTCACAGATAATCGCATCGTCCTGAATCACGATATGCCAATCAGCTTCCTTGTCGTACATTTTCCAGGCGTTCTTGCAATTCCAAATTATCCCTTTGCTTTCCGAGTCCATCGATACGGGAATATTGCCACCTAGTTTTTCCTGAAGGTATGGTATAAATTTTTCTCGGCTCGGGTGAGCCATTATTGATATTGACAATTTCATATTTTGTTTTTGTAAAGAGGCGGGGCCCGTTTTACCGTCGGAACCGCAGACCTGATAAGGTTTGACGAGTGGGCTTGCATGGGATGTGCCTTGATCACCCCATTCCGATATTCCCAGATTGCCTTTCGGTTTAATCAATCCCCCAGCTTAATTATTTTTTGTTTCTTTGGTTGATCTGTTTTTTCTGTCTGGCGGCCGCTCGCTCTCTCCAGGCCTTGCTAGAAAATATCGGACACTTATTTTTAATTTCTTCTTGGGTCATCATTCCCCTGGCTAATTTTTTGAGTGCGTTGTGGTTGTTTTTTTGGCTCATATTTTTTATTTATTTTTTTGTTCTTCGTAAAAGTCAGGGTCCTTGATCACTATCTTCAGCAAAATGTTCCAGGCGAATCTCGGAAACAATTTCGGCTTCGTTCTCATGTACTTTGTGAATTGTATCCCCAACCCTTCGATTGCTTTTCTCGACTCCCGGCGGAGATATTTAAGGTGTTTAGCTTTTCCCATGTTCGTATTTTGATTTTTTATTAAATTTCTCTTTAATCCAATTTTGAAACTTAGGATTTGTGCACACGTAGTTGTCGGTTGAAATAAATTCTCTTTCCTTCATCTCGGTCACGTCCTTTATTGAGAATGCTTTGAAGTCCCTTGTCTCTTTCCCGGCGATTCCGAGCACGTTTCCGTAAATGCTTCTAAAAATGTACCCGATATTTTTCCACCCGACACCTTCCATGATCGCTTTGAATGCTTTTTTGTTAATGATCATCGGATAGTGTGCCTCGTAATTGATTGGCTTTTCTATCCTGGCCATTTTCAGCATTTGATTCGTTTCTCTGATCGCTCTGAAGTAATATCCTCTCCTGGTCTTATGGTCCTTTTGCGCGTCGTCGATGTATCCGATATTTATATTCCCGGTGACTGACTGCCTAGTAAGAAAAAGAAAGTCGTCGTTCATCAGGATAAAATTGTCGGATATTCTTTCGTCGTCGCACGCTATTAAAATTTTATGGACTGCATTCTTGATTTTGTGATCGTACGGATCCTTTGCCGGGATATGAGTCAGCTCTGCTTCATTCATCCAGGTGGGGAATTCTCCGACTATGAATATCTTGCCCGCGTTCTCAAGGTTTTCTTCGACGCTTCGAAGCGAGTACCGTATTTCGTTGTCGTCCCACACGCTTTGCGTCCCCAGTATGTAGACCACGTCCATCGTCGATTTCGATTGTGACTTCAACCCTGGCTCTTTTTTCTTTTGATTGCTCATATTTGAATTCTCCCTCTAAATATTTATCGTTTACAAATAATGCGTCAGCGATGCTGCCGAATATGTTCTCGGGATCGCCGTGTGCTTCGCCTTTCCAGAAAATCTTCAGCGTCATTTTGCACTTCAGTTTTCCAGTGTCGAGCGGTTTTCTATCAAATAATCTTGTTAGGTACGGTTCCATTTCGCTTCCTCTTGCCTTCTCTCTAAAAATATCACTCACGTAATTCTCCCATTGTTGATATCTTCTCGCTCCTGGCGTCCATTGCTGCCGCTTCGTGTATCTTTTTTTTGGTAGGGGATTGGCGGTTTCATCTTCTTGCGTCCCGTTAATTATGAATTGCAGAGTACGCATAGTTTTTTCAATATTTCATTCGTTAATTCTATGTCTCCACCGGCACTATGCTGCACGACCGCAGTCTTGTCTATTCCCAATTCTTCGCAAGCGATTGATACGTTGTATTTCACTCCCTTCGCAAATATCCTGGTGATCTGGTGGCAGTAATGAATAAAAGCTTCGTCATCTCCGATCGGCTTTCCCAATTTGTGCCCTTTGTAAATAACAGCCGTATCGATGTGATCGTAAGTGCACTTGTTTTTTAGCCTGGTCATTGATTCTTCAGGGATACCGAGCTTTTCGAGTGAGTTAATCAAAAAAGGAATGTCAAATTTGAACCCGTTGTGCGTGACGTGCTTTTCTGTTTGCACTATCATGCGGGCTAATTTGATCATTCCCTCTTTAGGATCTATGCCTTCCTTTTCGCAAATATCTTTCGTTAAGTGATTGACTCTTGAAACAGCTTCAGCGATTTCGATTCCGTGATTCAAGATTGCTTCGTACTTTTCTACTACCTGGCCGTCTCTGATTTTTAGGGCGGCCACTTCTAGGATTTTATCTTCTTGTGGATCTAGTCCTGATGTCTCAAGGTCCCAGACAACATATTCGCGAGGTATGGCAATTTTCATTTTTTGTAATTTTTATTTTCTTGTCGGGGAAGAAGGACTCGAACCTTCATCGCCCCCACTTTTCCCCGAAGGTACTTCGTGGTGGTGTTCTACCGTTAGAACTATTCCCCGGCGTCCGAGCTTACGCTCAGGCGCATGAATGGAAATACAATGTTTCGGGCATTTCGGGGCCTAACCTAGTGCCAGGATTTTTAAGGGCTATCCATGTGACGATTCATTGCACTTTAATTATATATCACACTCCTAACTATTGCAAGCCCCCTACCAAAAGATTATTTTTCTACCTTCCGAATCTTCAAATTTTCCGGCTGCGATAAAAATAAAATCAATCAGGGACCAGATATACGCGATCGCGGTTCCGACTATTGAGAAGGCGAGTATCAGCATCACAATTGCGGATCCTTTTTTGCCTACGTAGAAGCGGTGGATCCCGAAGGTTCCGAAGAAAAAAGCAAATAATAATGCTGCGACGCGTGATTTTGAGCTTGGTTCTTGTTCGTTAGGCATTTTTTTGTTTATTTAGTTGATACCAGACCGTGCTTCTTGCACACCCTACCTTGGCAGCGATTGCTCGCTCGGTTAATCCCTTGGCACTTAATGCGTGGATCCTTTCGATTTTTTTGTTTGTTAATTTTTTCATCATTTTATTTATTTATCTTTTCTTATTGAGACAGTGAAATCTCCGAGCACCTCCCCCTTAAATGCGAATTCTCTAATTGAGACACTCATTGTTTCAGCTCCGCAATCAAGCATATTCGCTATAAGTGCAAAACAATATGCTTGATTTTTTTTAAGTTCTTCGGTTGTTGGCTCTCTTTCTTCTTTATTTTCCATTTTTTTGTTTATATTTTTAATGTTTGTAATCTACTCATGTCCTGAATGTACCCCCCGAAAGTCGACCATTCGCTCGGGTTGTAGTCCCCGATGTCCCTGGAGTAATCAGTTTTCGCTATTCTGTGTAAAATTGACGCTCTCCTCAGTATGTCGTTATGCGTTTTGAACATTTCCGACAGCGTCGTCGTTTCCTCGCTTCTCTTTTGCAGCTTTCCCTCCCAGTAGTGTGCTTCTTTCGGTATTGGCGTCCCTCCCAGGACGTCCCAGGCCCATTTCGTGAGCACCCAGTACCCACTATTCTTAATTTCTTTCGGCTGCTTAATCAATCCTAGATAATCGCACTTCGTTTGTCTTTTAAGAATTGAATTTTTGACGTGCAGTCCTGGCAGGTAAACTTTATTTGCTTCAGTGAATTCTTTCCCCTCGTCTAGGTTTCTTTTTACCTCCCTGGCCATTGAAAGGATCAGGATTGCGTCGGCTATGTCTGCAGTGTAAATTGTGATCCGCATGCTGCGGCCGCAATTAAAGCAGGTGTCTCTTTTCCCGTAGTCCGGGAATATGGTGCGAAGCGTTGCGTGGAGATATTCTTTTCCGGCCTCTCCCCGGTAGGCATCCGGATTTTTAATGACTATGTCGGCAATGGTCTCGGCTAGGTTTTTGATTTTGCCTCCGTAGCATTCTGTAGGTTTTTTCTTCATGCTTTTAATTTTTTCTTTTTATAATAATATTCTTTTGACCTTTGTCTGTTTTTCTCTTTGAATTCGGGAGTATCTTTCACTTTTTGGATCCACTCTCGATGTTTGGCGTTTAGCTTTGCTCGCATCTCTTTGGCTTTTTTAGGATCAGCTAGAACCTTCTTGAGCCATTTTCTGGTTGTTTCGTACCGCTTCTTTTTGTATTCCAGATCTTCGTGATATCTTTTCTTGTAGTATTTTCTGAAGTACGCATTTTGCTTCTCATGATTTTTGTCTCTCCACCTTTTCTTCGCTTCGTTGTGGCTCTTTCGATTGGCTTCTTTTCTTTTTTTCTCTCCTGCTAAACATAGCGGGCAATTCTTTCCGGCTGCTATTAAAACTTTGTGCCTTCTGCAGCGCCATGGCTCTGTCATTTTTTTACTCTCTTTATCTCACTCTCTTTCCCTGCAAATTTGCACCACTGTCCGTGATCTAAAATCTTCCATTCCTTTGTAAAATTATCTCGGCGGGCAGGCATCCCCTGATAAGAAAATTTATATATTGTCTTTGTATTGTCTATATCATTATATATAGATTCCGCATTATTGCGGTATCGCGACCGCACAAGTGCGGAATCACTTTTTGGTTGTGCACAAGTTTTCCCCCGCTTTGTCCCCACCTTTTCCCCGAAGCGCTTACAGGATTTTAGCACCTTGAAAATCAAACCTCGAGGGGCCCTGGTTGTTTCGATGTAAGGATATTTTTCTAGCCTGGTGATCCATCTCGAGTAAGTGTCCTGGCTAATTCCGAGGTCTACTTTTACCTCCTCGTATTTAACCGGCTTGCCTCCCAAAACAATACCACGTCCATCTTCAGTCGTAGAGGTGACGTGGTCTATCAGCCACATAAAGAGCCAAACGCTTTCGCCGATATTCTGGCGGTGCTTCGGATCAAGCAAATTGTTCGTGATCTCTATGTAGAAGCCCTTCATGCTTTAATTTTTATTTTTATAATACAATTATGGTCTATTCCTTACGCAAGTCAAGTGGAGTGCTCGCTTTTTCTTCTTTCGCCTTTTTGTACCCCTTGTAATAGCCGTCAATTTGAGCGTCTGCGGCCATTTTATCGGCTTCTTTTCGGCTATATCTTAAGTCGATAGGGAAGTGGCTACCTGCCCAGGTCCCGAGAATGTAAAATGCAATTGCTGTGATCCATTCCATAATTTTAAGGTATTAAACTGTCCCCAATTTTCTTTACTAATCCCCGCTTTGTCCCCACCTTCTTTTCTTGTTTTGGGGGTACGTACGGGCCTGTGACTGCTATTCCTTTTGTCCTTGGGAAGATATCTCGCACGATAACTTCCATCGGATCGCCGTTGATTTCTTCGGGCACGATTTTGACTTTTCTTCTCGGATTCGACCACTCCATAAAAAGATTGTCGATGTTCACTCCCTGTGGAAAATCAATTATTACTTTTCGCGATTTCAATATTTCTTCTTGCATATTCTTCAGCTTGTTTATTGATTTCTTTTATTATTAAGTCCGCCTCCCACCTTGCGAGCTTCTCGCAAAATTTATCTCGCTTTTTTGGATCTAATTTTTTCCACTGTAGGAAGGCTGCCATTTCGACCGTGAAAAATATCCCGTTGAGCTGTGCGTTAATCATTTTCTTCAGACTCAGCCCACTTCTCGTACTTGGTCCAATATTCCGAGAACGTTGCTTTCAATTTCTTGAGATTTTCGTCGTCGGCAAATCGCATTAAAAGGGCAAGGTGCTGAACGAAGGATCCGCCGTGCCTTTCCATTGAGTCGACAACCTTGTATTCGTGCTCGGTCATTTTATTTTTTAATTGGTTTATCTTTTTTGACTTTTGGCTCCAGTAAAAATGTTTTGTGCTCTCCCTCTTTCCCGTCGCACTTACTGCAGAGGTCTTTGGCGATCCAGAAACAACCGCCTGGGCAAGATTGATTGTCAGTGCAGCCACACACTTTGCACCTTCTCATATCTTTAGCCACCAGAATGGCAGTATTACGTTCGCGATCCAGTATAGCAATCTGATTCCGAAAAAAACCAATATCACGACTACGGCCAGGAATAATATTTGTTGAAACGTTCTTGTGATTTCTTCATAGTCCTTCCTGGCTTCTCTTTTTTCTTTCGCCTTTCGAACGAATCCGAATTGCAGAAAGTTATTGTATTCTTTGTGATCCATGTTTTTGCAAATTAGCACCCCTCCTTCCTGGCTAGCCAATCAGCTCATTAGAAAACTGATTGTTTTATGCTAGCCAGGATCTCTACAGAGTGACCGCGCCTATCGTATTTCGGTTCCTGCTTGTCCCGGCGTGTAGTGCAGTTAAGGTTTATAATAATTTCTCTTGCCTTTCCTCTACGTCTCCGATTCTGATGCTGAAGTTTCCGTGGTGCGGGCAGCGATAGGTCGCATATATCGCTTTGCCCGCCACGCTCGGCCATTCATACACTGCTCGAGCTTTGCATTTCGGATCCTTTTTGCACTTTGCGGTCCTACGGATTTCAATTTGTCTTTTTTCTCCGTTGACCGGTAAGCTTATCAGCATTAGAAGGGGATGTCTTTGACGTCAATTTCGTCGCACTCAACTTCTTTTGCGGGGGTTTTGCTCGTAGCTTTGGGCTTCGGCAATTCCTCTCCGTCCTCGATTATCGGAATGTCCTCGTCCTCGTTCCTGATCGCTCCGGTCCCCTTCAGCGAATCTGATCCCGCTCGTGGCCCGAATTGAATGTTTTCGGCGATAATTTCCGTCTTGACCCTGACTTCCATCGCAGCATTTTTCCATTTTCTTGTCTGAATCCTGCCCTCTATGAAAATCAGCTGACCTTTTGTTAGGTACGTGATGCAATTCTCGGCCGTCTTTCCGAATACCGTGATGTTATGGTACTGCACGTTTTCGGTTTTCTTGTCTCCTTTCCCGTAGACGCTATTCGTGGCGACCGAGAATTCTGCGACTCTAGTGTTGGTTGATGGGATTTCTTTATCCGCGATGTCGGTGCAAACCCGTCCGAGGATAAATGCTTTATTTAGATTCATTTCTTTTCTGTTTTATTGGTCTTTCCCTTCGCTTTGTCCCAATCTTCCCATGGTGCCTTCTTTTTCGGAGCCACCTCGGGGGCTTTTACGGGCTTTTCAGGAGCTTTTTTTGTCTCGACGGGTATTTCTACCTCTTTAGCTTCTTTAGCTTTAGGAGCCCCCTTTTCGCTCTTTTCTGCCCCACTTACAGGAGCAGGCTCATCCTCTCCGAATACGTCTATCTTCGCCTTCTTCTTATCTGTGATTTTTTTCAGCTTGGTCAATATTTTTTCAAAATTGTCCTCGTTGAATTCTATTCCCGATAAGATTTCAGCTGAAATCTCTACAAATTTTATTGCTTCGTCGGGAAGTTTCGGGAAGGGAAGCTCTAATCTTTTCAGCTCCATTGCGATTGATCTCTTGATCTCCTTAGTGCTGACTCCCACTGCCGAGTTCCAGTCCCTGATAAGTTTTCCGTCTGTCTCTGTGATTACGAACGGGTCCCTGGCGTCAAAGATATGAGTGTTGTCTTTGCCTGGTACCGCGAAGTGTCCCTCTCTCTCGATTGAAAATGAGAGCGTCATTTCGTATTCAAAACCTTCACGCTGAATCTCTTTTAACCCAACCTTCTTGATTTTTTTGTCCTCGGTTTGGATCGTGTCGGTTTTGCTTCTCAATGTTGTTATGACGTGGCAAGGAGATGAAATTATCTTATCGATAAATTTGCGGTGGCGAGGAGTCGTTTCGTTCCATGCCGCCCAAGTGTTACCCTTGTACTTTGCTATGGCTAGCTTTTCGTTTAGCTCCAGGCATCCATCTTTTCCGTCCCACTCATGAGAGGTGCTATCTATCACTATTACTTCCATCCCCGCGTTCTCGCAGGCTTCGATTGCTTCGATGTACCTTTCCGGTGAAAATGGTGCTTCTAAAGTGATGATACTATACTCTCCCAAGTCCGAGTATAGGTCTCCTCTACCGTTCTCTGTGTCGATGAGTGCAATTTTACTCCAGTCGCCACATAGTCCTTTTGCAAGCAAAAGGGCCGAGTAAGTTTTTCCGCTACCGGAAACACCCATCAGCCCGATCCTTAATTTTGCTTGACTTCTTTCAGCTTTTCTTAATTGAATTGTCTGCATGTTTTTATTTTTATGGGCACCCTCTTTGAGGATGCGTTATATTTTTATCGTCGACCGTTTCGTAATTTTATTTTACTCCTATTCCTAACGCTGTCAAGTCCAATTTGTCCCCAATGCTCGAATCGTACGTTACACCTACGAGGTATGTAAGAGACAGCCCTTTTATGTTCTAATATATTTGGAACCTAGTTGCCAATCAAGTTCCAAACGAATAAAAAAAGTGTTCTGAGTTCCGCTTGAGTTCCGTCAGCCTAATAAAAAAAGACCCCCGCAGGGATCTTATTTTTGATACAGATTCGGATATTTTCTTTGAATCGTTTTGTTTCTTTTTTCCTCTCGCGAGCGGGACTTCTCGCGGTGATATATTTCAAAGGCGGTCACTTTGTGTATGCCGAATTTCTTGCCGAGAGCAGCAAAGCTCCACGTTTCAGGATCCTTGTCTCTCAGCTCCACCAATCTTTTATTTCTCTTTTCTTCGTTTTTCATATTTCTATTATATCATATTCCTAACAATAATCAACGGGGAGGCGATTTTGTCTCCCCGCCTTTTTCGCTTTTCTTTTCTTTGCCTTCTTCAAAAAGAAGTCGAGAAAATTCTGCGATCGGAACGTATTGCCCGTTCCAATATATTACTCCGTTCATCTTTTCCTCCGTTTCTTTCCAGGATATTTTCTATCCTTGCTCGCACGTCGCTTCAGTATCAAGCCATAGTATTTTCGGATGGCCCGATCGTTTCCGCTGATCTCCTTCAGGGCTTCTTCGTAAATTTCAGGATGCTGCCGGAGAACCTCGTTCTCTTTTATCCTGATCAATTCCTCGAGGGCGTCGTGACAAGGCGTTCTGCAAACGTCTATCTGGTCACCCTCTCCGAAAACCGCTGATTTTCTCTTATGATGCCGGCTGTGATTGTTGTCCATCTCCCACTGCTTGCATATTTCGCAAAAGAACATTTGTACCTCCTGCCTTTATTATAACACGCAATTCCTAACAACACAAAACCCCCGCGAGGGCGGGGGATAGGGGATAATGGCTTAACCCCTCCCCTACCCTACTCACTCCCCCGAATTAAGTCAATTAAGCTTGAATTCGTGCGTTAGGAGTTGAGCAGGGGAGTGGGGGAGTGCTATTTATGCCTCTGTAGTGTGTTCTCTATCAGGAAGCTCAGACCTACACCGGCGAGACCGGTCATTGTTGCGAGCATGAGCTCGGCCATGAGAGGCATCGGAAGTACCAACGGACCAGTTATTATCTCTGCAGTGAAGCCGACAAGGAAGCCAAGAGGAGCTCTGAATCGTGGCAACTTATTGTCGAGATAAGTGTACTTGTAAACGAGAGTGACTATCGCTGCTCCTACCACGCCTATAATAAACATATTACTCTTTGTACCCGCAAGCTCCTCGGATCCACTCTTTGATAGTGTTGATTACTGTTGGAGCTATTAGGGCGGTTATTGAATAAATCGACGTGCATACTTCCCCTAGTCTGCACCAGGTTGTCTCTGATTCTAGGAATATGATGCCGGCGGCCACTGCGCTAAGCAAGAAGCTCCATCCGAACTTTGCCCAGGTCAATGTCCCACTTTTTACTTTGCTCAATGCATAGGTTAAGACCGGGATTGTCCAGGCTACGAAAATACTAATCTGAGCATTTGAAAAAGAGATTGCTCCGATTGCCTGCAGTACGTAATTGGCGGTCCATATTGCGGCCGCAGAAAAAGCCGAAATCAAAAAGCTTTTAAGGATCTTCTTAACTGTCTCTTTATCGAATGAGTTTGCGATTTGAGTTGTTTCTGACATTTTATAAATTATTTAAGACTGCTAATGTTTTCTTTCCTACGCGCCTTCCCTTCAGGTCATTCAAAATTTCCATTGTGTCGACCTCGTATGCGACTTGGAACTTATAAACAGCTCCTGCGGTAATGGATCCGTAGTATCCGGTGCTCAAGATGTTTTTTGGGAAGAATCCTAAATCTCTCAAGACGTTCTGCAGTGCGACAACGTCTGATTTTTGGCTAGCGTTTTGCTCGACGTTGCTCGGCTGATTTTTTTTGTAGTCCCAGGGTATAAAAATCAAGGGCTTGTTGAAGGTATATTCCACTGCCTTGTCTCCTTCGATGTATTTGAAGCTAATCGGATATCCGGCGTAATAGTTCCTTTTCTTGAAGAAGCTCTCAGTGATCACTCTCTGACCGGCCTTGCCGTACGAAGTCCCCCATGAGTCGTCAATGATCAGTGCCTTCTCGCCGTTGTAAATTGTGAAGTCCACAGCCGTGACCGAGTGCCTTCCCTCGGCGTTTAGTAATGTTAGCCCTTCGTTTTTAATGGTTGGTACTTCTGTCCATTCCTTAATATCGAAATAAAGCCAAATCATAAGGCCTTTTTTGGTTGTCTGAATCACTGAAGCGATTGTATCGATGTCTTGGATTGGTAGCGAGATATAGTTCGGGCAAATTGAAAGGTCTACGTTGTCCGGAACGACTACCGCGTCCATTTGCTCGTCTGTCATGTTTTGAGACGGTGCTTCTTCTTCGCTGCATACCCCCTTCTGAAGAATCGTAAAGCAGTCAATCGCTCCCATGCCGGCGTACGGCTTGTTTGCCCTTCTCTGGTAGATATGGCTGGCTGAGTGATGTTTCCATTCGCCGGTTAAAAGCCACCTGAGGATATCAAGAAGCTTGGCGGCCGTCTGAGCTACGCATGAGCCTGATCCATCCTGGTTGTAAATTTCAAACTTGCGCCATTCCGATTGCGGCTTTTCTTTCCACTCGACAGGATTTGTTTCGGGAACGACCTCACCGAACACATAGTCCGATTGCTTTTCTTCATCCGAGCGTTCGTCGATAAGTGCTCCGTTGTATTGCTCTATTTTTTCTTCGTTTTCCATAATTTTATTTTGCTAAAGACATTAAGATTTGTAATAAGGTCATTGCCCCGATAGCAATGAATCCCCACTGCTCAAGTCGACGGATCCGTTTCTCGTGATCTCTCACGTTGTCGGAAATCATTTTTTTTAGCTCCCCCATGTCTCGCTCGTAATCGCGGCAAAAGCTACGATCCCAATTTTTGAATTCGTCTTTGTCGAGCTTGCTTGCCTGGAGCTCAGCGTTCGTCTTTGTCGATTTGTCGTCGAAGCTTTTCAGGTCCGTAATAACCCGATCAAGTTTCGTTGCCATTTCGATCAGTAAGTCGTGATCACTTCGTCCGTTCTTTGGTAATTCTTCAGCCATTTTTTGTTTTTATTATTGTTATTTTTTATTAAGAAGCAACCGCCAATATTCCGCTCGGAGCAACTAATACGCTTGCTGGAGTTATTGTTATCGATGCCATTTTGCTTTTGATTCCGTAAGTGTATCCACCGCAAAGGACAGAAAAACTGTACACGGTGCCGTGGTACCCGTAACTATATGTGGAAAAATAAAAATATAAATCAATCACATCTCCCGCCGCGACAGCAATGGAGTCGCTATCCATTGTCATTCCTGAAGATTGCCAACTGCTACTGTAGTATGTCTTATTGTTTACTTCGGTCCCATTTTTATATACCTTCATTCCCGCAGTAGCGTAATTACCACCAGAATATCCTCCATAGTTCATTCTAAATGCAAAATTTCCAGCTACTTTCATTGTTAATCGACAGTTTGTAAAATTATAATTTTCATCCGAACTATTATATGTATGAGTGCTAGTTGTGTCCGCAGTCGATGTGCCCGACGAAGCTCCAATAACAAAATCAAAAGTCCCCCTATTTAGTAATTGGAAGTTTGTACCGTCATACTGAACGACTGCTACCTGTCCCGCGTAAAGATCTCCTGGATCCAAAGCATTGCTTCCGTTTTTTTTAATTGCTTTAGCTCCCAAAGAGTTAATGTTCAATGTCGCTGCTCCTGCGTTTGTTGCTGCCGGTAAAAATCTAACAATCATTCCTGTAAAATAAGCAGATAATCCATTTGATATTGTGTACGCTCCGGCTGAATGGCTAGCACTGTATAACGATTCAGTGAAAAGATTGAATGGTCTAGCGTCAAAATAAATATAGCATTGCGATCCGTCGTCGATATTTTTAATCGATGTCGCTCCAACTCTTAGGTACACTTCGCAAACTACAAATTTATCTACCGGATAAGAAGGTGCGACTGGCGATGCGTTTTCTGTTCCTTGAGTTACGGCAAGAGTTCCGGCGGAATCCAAAGTTAAAATATCAATTCTAGGGTTAGTCGATGGAGCGGTAAAAGTGGGAGAGTTGCCTCCCGCATATTTCAAGATTCCGGTAATAAATTTAACCATTCCGCGATCAACGGCCAACGTCATGTTCGGCGATGCCTGGGCAAGCGCTTTCAACCCCATATCAGTGTGGTTCAAAGCGTCTGCAGTTATTTCCTCGCCTGCTTCCCAAACTTTTTTTACCATAATATTAAGCGTTAGATAGCGTGTCCTCGTAATCGATAGTCAAAGACTGCGCATTAGTTTTTGTTATGCTGATCAAACTGCGGTCCCACAATGTCCCGCTTCCTGGCGTAGCACTCGCATTGAGCCATAGTCCCATTTCAGTCCAGGTCCCGACTCCTTCAGAGAGCCCATAAAAAACAGTGTAATACGCTTTGTTTCCTGAATATGTTTTTGACGAGACAATGATTCTTGCTCCTTCAGTTCCAAGAGCTGTGTCTCCTGCAGCAGGTGCTCCTGTGCCCGTTCCGAGCGAGTGGTAGTTCACAATTACTTCAGCGATCGCAGCGATGTTCCCGGATAGAGCTTTTGTTAAAGCAGCGAACCCAACGGTTGGCGTTATGTTCTCGAATATCTCTCTCCTTTCAACGACTCCCAGTTTTCCGAGCTCGTCAAACCTTTGCTTCAGTGTATACTTGCTCAAGTCAAATAGATCTCTCCAGTCGGATCTTAATTGCTCGAGTTTTTTCTGGTTAATTAAAGATATCCAGCCGATCCTTTTCATCGGTTTCACTTCCTGGACTATTTTTTGTTTGATGTTTTGATTTTTCATTTTAGAAAAAAGCTCACTCCTTATCCATTCCTTGAAATGTTTCTGAGTGAGCCCATGAGCCCTATTGATTTTCTTAATTATAACACTCGCAATTATTGAAGTCAAACCCGTAGGAAGCAATGCCTATCCGACCAGGCAACCCTCTTTCTATCGGCAAGCGAAGTCGGGGTGTATGGCCCGGCGACCCACTGCGGACCGTTATTGATATACGTTAGGTTTTCTCGACTGACCTCAATACTTCTTTCCACGCTCATTGGAGTTCCGATTGTGATTGTCCTGGCAAATTTTTCTCCCTTCGTGAAGCTGTTTGCCGTGACAATGGCCACGCTCGTTTCTAATGGCTGAGTATTTTTCACAATTTGAGACAATAAATCGATCAGTTCGTATGTCTTTACGCTCACAATGCTGACCGTCCACACCATTTTTTGCGAGGTTAGCATTTTGCCGGTCAATCTCTGAATGATAAAGTCCGCGGATATGCCCCTGAGTACGGATCCGATATGTATTTTCTGGCCGGCTACCAGTCCCGATTCATACGTTTCAAAGGATCCTTCAGACACCGCCTGGCCGTAGGCGGTTATCTCTGCGCGTGCACGAGCGGCCGCGTCAGTCCTGGACCCGATATTTTTGTCCTGGATTCTGAATTCTCTCTCTCCATAAGTGCCGATTGAAGCAAGGTCTTTGTACCTTACCGCGATCGCGAAATAGTATTTGCCAGTTACTTCGATCAGTGCTCCATTGGCAGGAGGGGAGGCAGGGTTGAAATATAGCACTCCCATGTCGTAATCATACAAGCAGTCCTTCGTTGCGAACGTATCGATGTTTTGGATTCCGACTGTCTTTGCTACTCCGGCCACGGTCACAGTTATGTCAGTGTACAGCCTGGATAAAACGTAAGACGAGCTCTGAGCGTTGCCGACGAATTTGTCCGTCGATGTCGCAGTGCTTTTTTCTTTTCCGCCTTCGACTAGTATTGAGTTTTTAATTTGAGTGTAGTCCTCGGTTATCTGAAGCGACTCCCAGATATATTTTCCCCCGTCGTCGTCTAAGTCAAACGGTGCGTTCTCTGCGAATTTAGAAAAGAAGTGAATGTCTCCTGTCGGGTCAACGTACCACTCCTTGCTAAACTGATCAGCTATCTGTTGGATTGCCACTGATACTTCGATGTTATTAAAAACGAATGACCCGGTTGCTGAGGCGTCGTCCTCGACGTTCACGGTTGTGATTCCTGCTCCCGAAAATTTACTGACGATATCTTCAATAATGTCGATTGCTTTTTCTGACGAGTAAGTTGTGTTGACTAGTTTTCTATTTAGAAGGTATACCTTGTTTTTCAAATCGCACTCGTAGATAATAATTGGTCCCTGGATCACTTTTTGCGTTGGTCTTGAAACGAAACCTCCAAAAATGGCGACCCCGTCGTCATATATCATTATTTCGTCCTCTCCTTCAGGCTTGTACTTTCCGGTGATGTACTTGACCGTCATTTTTCCAGTCGTCGCTTCTTTGGTTACACCTTGAGTGATTTGAACGCTTTGTATCTGATTGGTCTTGTCTGTGAAGCCAGGCTCTCCAATTTTTTTGACTTCGATTGTGATCATAATTATAACTTCAAATTGTCTTTCAAATATCTAACAAGAGAGTTGCCCATTCTAAGAGCTGATTCTTCATCGTCGGCAAAGGTGCCCGATATGTTTATCACGAAATTGTTACCTCCCGCTCCGGCGGCCGCAAAGGATCCATTCGGTATTATTGTGCCCGAGCGTCCTGGCACGAATAGTTCGGGTCCGTTCTCTCCGATCAGGTACGGGGTCCCTCCACTAACCGAACCTCCTGAAGCTTTCCCGGTTATAGAGGATCCTCGGCTGACAATCGTGCTGACGGCACTGCCAACCGCACTTCCTACCGTGCTCATAACTGTTTTAGCCAGGCTAATTATTGTGTTCAAAGAATTGATCAGGTTATTGACCGGGCTCATCAAAACGTTCAAGCCGTCAGTGATCCATTTTATCGATGCTTCGGCGACTGCTTTGATTCCGTCCCACACGTTGGTAAAAATTGTTTTAATGTTTTCCCAGATTCCGCTCCAGGTTGTCGTAAATTCGTCAAACCTTTTTGTGAACCATTCCACTATTGCCGTTATGGCCACTGTGACTGCATCCTTGACCATAGTAAACTTGGCGACTGCATCGTTGTATATTTTCATTAGGGTTGCGTCCCAACCTGGAAATAAGAAGTCGAGCAGGGAAGCCCATGCTCCGATAACAAAGTCGACTCCTGTCCAGAATATGTTTTGAATTGTTTGCCAGGCGGTGCTAACGGCGCTCGAAGCCGATGCCATCGCTCCGCTTACCGCATTCCCGACGCTCGTCCAGGCTGTTTGTGCGAATTTTGCTATCGAATCCCAGTTGTCATATTCCAGTTTTCCGACTGCTACCAGGGCGGTTAAGATTCCAACTATTATCAATATTGGTCCCCCAAGTGCTGCGATAATGGCCCCCACGACGGTTAAAACGCCCCCTATTGCGGTAAAACCTATCGTTAGGGTAGGAATTACTAGCCCTAGGGTTCCAACCACCGCCAAAACCCCGAATAAGCCCGCAGAGATGGCAGCTATTGTCGCGATCAATGTCGGGTTCTGTGCTGCCCAATTTGCGAACATATTGATCAGTGGAGTGATCGCGGTTATGAGCGAATCAAGTGCCGGGGCGAATGCCTGGCCGATATTCTCGCTTAAGTTGCCCATAGTGACCTTTAATATGTCCATTGGCTTGGCTAGTTCTTCAGCTGCTCCTTTTGTTTTCTGTGAGACGATCGCGAGTGCTTCTTCAGCTGTCGCTACGTCCGATACGTTGATTCCGAATTGTCTTAATACTGTCGCCTTTCCTGCGTGCACGTTTATCATTGCTTGAGTGGCCGACATTAGGTCTTGTCCGGAATAAGCGGCGAGGTCTTGAGCTGTTTTCAAATCGCTCATTGCTGTTTTTGCATCCCCCGTGGCTGTAAAAAGTTTAGCAAAAGCGACGGCTGTATCCTCGTCGTCCATTCCCAACTTGACTGCTCCGTCTGAAGCTTCAGTCATTAGTCCTTGTAAATATGATAGCTCGCTTCCTGCTCCCCCGGCTTCTTTTTGAAGCTTGGCGAGAGCGTCTCCACTTAATGAATCTACTCCGTTCTTCAGTGCTAGGTTGGCGATCTTCATTTGTTGTGCCGATTCAGTGTAATCGCTGAATGTTTTAAGAGCGATTGCCGATATAGCAGTAAAACCGGCCGTACCAATTATGGCGGCCTGGCTGAATGACTCTTTCAAGTTCTTTGTTTTGTCCTCGACGTTTTTAATGCTCTCTGACGTCTGGTCCAACTGCTTACTGACGTTATCTTGAAGGTCTAATAATAATTTTAGTTTTGCTTCTGATGCCATCAGCTTTTTTCTCTTATTTTATTCTGGTATCGCATAAATTCTGATTCTTCTTCCATGCGGATACCTGCTACTCTGATAAACCACGCCGGCGTTTCCATGAGCTCACCGTAGCTGATCCCGAGATACTTTGCCATTTCGACAATCTGCATCTCGGGTGTCAGCTTCGCCACGTTTCCTTCGACTAAACGTCGGTAGCTCGCAGCTATTTTTTTTCTTCTTCTTCGTCAATGCCTTTGTAAATTTTATTTACTAGGGCATCGATTTCAATAAAGTGAGAAGCTTTTATTTCTTTCACTGTTTGCCAATTCTTTTCTTTGTCTACTTCCCCGTTGATTGAAACAATGATTGTATCGAATAGCAATCGTTCTCCTCTTTGGTATAGGTCCTCGCTTAACACTAACCCATTGCCTCCGATTCTCTGGCCGTTCGATAGGGTAGAGGATATTTTCATATATTCCTCTCCGGTGATCCAGGGAACCATTGCGATTTCTAGTCCCCCGATATTTACGATTTTGTTTTCTCTAGTCATGGTCTTTTAACTTATTATTATTTACGATTCTGAGACTGCGTAATCAGTCCTTCCGTTTGTTAGCACTATGTCGATACCTTCTTCAGCTGTTTCGTCATAGTGAGCAGTGAAGTCGATGCCTTCTTTAACAATGTCGTCGATAGGTCTGTCTGGATTCCATCCTTCGAAGGTGATGTTTGGCAAAGTGATCACTAGTTTAGGGTGAGAGGAAGCTCCGACTGTCTTGTCTAACCTTTCGATAATGATTTGCAATGCCTTAGTATCATTGTCGTCGAAGTAATCATGCATTGTTTTGGCTGCAAAGTTTAGCGAGAAATTTCCGGTTGCTTCGATTGTTGAAGCGAGTACGTTGCCAGGGTTAATCTCTCCCACGTTCTGATCAGCTCCGGCGTTATTCTTCACGTCTAGGGCGAATTCTTTCACTCCGATTGGCGATGCGGCCGCTAGTCCTGCGACGTTGGCTGCGATCTTAATCGATACGTCCTGGTGTCTGAATATGTAATCAGCTGCGGTCAGTGCGGGCACGTATGCGGGAGTACCTTTTTCTGCTTCTTCGGAAGCTACGAAAGAGAACACCGCATTGATCAAGTCGTCCGGCTTAATGTTCAATTTCATTTCAGAAACTAGGGCTAGTAAATAGTCATAGTCCTGGACTGGCTGTGACAAAGCCAATGTCAATGAAGGGTGCTCTGGATTGTTTGGAAGCACTTCAAATTTGTGCTCGTATGCTGTCGCATCTCCTTGCTTTGAAGCAGAGGTGCATTTTCCAAGTAAAGATTTCAAAAGGAATCCGATTGAAACGTCTCTGACGTTTGCCTCAAGGTCTCCTTCAGCTCTTTTCATAACTATCTCAGAGCCCTGGCTTGCCATCTTACTTGCTCGTGTCTCTTTGAGAAGCGTTTTGTCTACTACCAATTTGACACCGGTGGGAGTTCTCCCAGGTATCCAAATTTGAGGATCTACTCTGGTTCCTCTTGTTTCTTCGATGCCTACACCTATTACGATATCTTCTCCTCTTTGGATCATATTTTTGTTTATTTACTTTTATTATTATTGCGATTGTTTTCCGGAAGCTTGAAGCTAATTGTGACAGTGACGTTTCCGGCCGAGTCCTCGCTATTGACCACTTTCACGCCACTCTTTTTTTTCCTATTCGCCATCTTCTACATAGACCTTTACCCTTATTGATAATTCTGCGATTCTCATGTCTCCTTGTGTTGTTGTTTGGTATCCCCATACTGAAGGGACTGGCTCGACCCACGCGTTACCGATATCAAGCACGTCTCTTTGTCGGAATATATCTATCAGCTCGTCAATGGCTTGCTCAAGTGCTATGTCCGCGTTGTCCTGGCCGTCAGTGAAAGGGTAGTATAATCTTACAGTAAAAATGTACGTCTCCTTGTTTGATTCTGAAGCGGTGGTATTGTAGGCTGCCTCGTTGCTCGATGGGCTCACGACTGCAGCAGGGAATCCGCTAAAAGAAGAACGAGCCGTTCTGTACGCTTCTTCAATTTTCTGTGCGTTATTGACAACCCCTATGATTTTTTCTCTAATAATTCCGAACATATTTTTAATCTCCTAAATGATTTGCTATCTTATCGAGCACGTCCTCGAACACTTTCGACACTTTGTCTTGATCCTGGTCCGCTGTCTCTTTAATCCAGGGCTGATATTTGTGACCCTTCTTTGCGATCACCGCTCTGATTGCCCAGGGATTTACTCCCTTCTTTTTTGCCCACCTGTAAAGTGAGCCACCAACCTTTGCTTCCTTTGCCGGTATCAGCTGAGGCGGTGAATATTCCCCCCTCGCTTTATCCTCTCCGTGAAGCTCGTACGCGTATTCCACTGTCGGAAATATCTGCGCTGTCATTCCTTCGTCAAAGAATTCTCTCCTGATGGACTTGGTCAAATCGCCGGTTGATTTTGGAGCGTTTAGCATAACGTCCTCCATTAGCATTGTTGAAGCATCTTTGACCCCGGCGACGATAGCTGTCTTTGTGAATATTCCGGCCGTCTTTATCTTCTCTAATAAATCCCCCTCCAATTTGACTGTTAAATTCATGTTTGCTTTATTACGCTAATTATTGTCAGCGTAACGTTCCTGCTCGGGCTGTCGTTGTTAAGCGACAATCCTTTTACTTCGTACCACTCACTCCCGTCTTTCAATCTGTCTCCGATTTGAATGTCCGCGTTGAAGTCGTCTGATCTGAATATAAATGTCTTGCCGAATTGCCCGTCCACTATCATTGAGTATTCTGCTCCGGCGGGCTTGACGTTCCCGGTTATAATATTGCCGGTGTCCGCGTAAGCAATTTTGTAGTTGCTCGTGCTTTCGTTCGGATCCGATGTTCTATAAATATTGAATGTTTTGAAGTTGAACATATTACACTTTTATTTTGAGGTACGCTTTTATCGTCCTCTCAATTTCTTCGTCGAGCATTTCTTTGTAGCTGACGTTTTCAGCCGAAGCGACTCCTTCAGCCGTTCTTCTCTCGTAGGTTCTTGCTGATAATTTTAGTACGGCCAGTTCGATGTCGTAGGGGAGCGTGTAGTAAGTACCTGGTCCCGACTCTCCGCTTTCGCTTGGCAAGACGAATCCTGCTCGGTAGGTGACTTCGATATTTCTGAAGCCCGCTGGCCACCCTTGCTCTCTGGTTAAGATTCCTGCTCGGTAATCAATGTTTAATGTCGCCAATTCGTCGACTAGTGATACCACTGCTCCGTCAATTTTTATCTCTCTGATATATATGACTGGGAATTGAGCGAGACAAAGTGATTGGCAATTGTTTCCGTCGTATTTTTCTACGTAATCAGCCAGGTCGTATTTTCTTCGGGTTTGAGTTTCAAAGAAAGAGCTAGCACCTTTTATGATCAGCTCTAACACCGCGTCTTTTCCTGTCTCTGCAGACGGGATTCCTAGGTAATCTTTCAAATTTTGTACGGTTGTTAGCATCATAGTGGTTATTTCTTGCCCTTTTTAGGGGCTATTTTGGCTTTATTGGCTCCTGGTTTCACTGCCTTGTCGTTTGTCTTGCTTACTGCTTTTAGCTCTGCTGCGGCTTGTTTTACGGGCTCAGACACCTTAACTTCAGCGATATGTTTGGCGTCTTTTGTCATTTGAGGCACGATCTCCTCGGCGTATCTGCCCGCAATGAGGCTGTTAGCTTGCTCGATTGGAAAGGTTGCAGTGTCTCCAGTGCAATATATCTTCCAACAATTTATGAATTTAACTGATTTTGTAAGCATTTTTTTGTTTGATTTTTTTGATTATTCTGCTGCCCCCGACCATTAGGGGCAGAGTGAATCTTCAAAAACTTAGGATTCGGTAGCTTCTTTGACTCCTGTTAGCTTTGTGAAAGCTTCAGTTAGTGTCAAAGCGCCATCGACTGATTCGTAAACAAGAATCTTTGTCTGCAATCTTTCGATAACGTCCTGAGTGGCCATTTCGATAGCTTGTCCGGTCTTGATCCAGTAGTAAGAAGGATCACCGAAGTAGATTTCAGTTGTGTTAGTACCAGTTCCCAAATTCTCTGGGATGTCAACGCTCTCCAATAAGGGCTTGTTGAACAAAGAATCAAGAGGCATTCCAGGTTGGAATATCGGTCTGTCCTGTTGATCTTTTAACCCGTGAATAGCTTTAGCTCCCATTGTTGATGTTATAAAGACCGCATTCTTTCTGTATTGAGGTTTCAATGAGAAGTAGAGGTTTATAATATCCTGGTAAGCTAATCCGTCGCCGGCTTGAGCAACTGCCTGAGACAAAGTTTCCAAGCGGATACCCTTTGGCTGTGTAGTGCCGTTTCCTGCGATGTAAGCTGATTCA